CTGCACGCACACAAGTTAATGCGTAAGACTTGGCAAGGTATGCCTTCTAAGGAAGATATTGGTGGTGATAAATGGAATCAAATAGCAGATCATTGTAATAGTAATTACTTTCACATTGATATGGAGCGTTATACATTAGAGTCTGTTCTAAAGAAAGGAGCTGAGCTAGTTAAACGTAAAGGTATTAAATGCTTAGTTATTGATCCATTTAATAAGGTTAGAGACGTAGACTGTAAAACAGAAGACGTTAATAGATATACTATGGAATACTTAAGCAAGATTGAAATCTTTGCTAAAAAGTATGATGTACTTGTATTTATTGTAGCGCATCCAACTAAAATGTATAAAGACAAGGATGGTAAGATTGAAGAGCCAACTATGTATAACATTAAAGGTGGTGGTGAATGGTACGATGCTTCTTATCATGGTTTATTAGTTCACAGAGACTACGAAGCTAAGACCGTTAAATGTAAAGTTCTTAAAGTTAAGTTTCAAAACTTAGGTGAAAATGGAGCTGAGTCACATTTTAAATGGGAACCAAGGTCAGGATGCTTTATACCTCATGAACCCTTAGATATATCAACTGAAAAAATGCCTTGGGAATAAATGGCTAAAAGAAGGTCTCCATGGGATATGGGTGAGTATACTGCAACTAAAGACGAGGTTGAAGCTATGATATGGTGTATAAGAAATAAAATATATATCGCACCTGTAGCAGTAAGAGAAGCTAAATGGACTATAGAGATATTAAATAATGGTGTATCAAACACAGATCCTAAAGACTATAAGAAAGTAGATATATGGATGAAAATGTATGAGTACTATAAATATTATAAAGATAAGTATGAAAAAAAGATTTAATAACGCAAACGAAGCTTATGAAGCTGTGTTAGATGAAATATTACAAGAAGGTATAGACTTTGGTGATACTAAAGCTATATTTAACTGTGGTTTTTACATAGACAAACCTTCAGACAAAGCTATAACAAACACTGAGCGTAGGTGGAATCAAAAATATGCGGCTGCTGAGTGGTCTTGGTATCTGTCTGGTGATCCTAGTGTTGACAAACTAGCTGAACTGTATGGTAAGGTACCACCTATATGGGAACGTATGACTGATGAAAATGGTGAAGTTAATTCTAATTACGGTTACCAATGGCAAAGAAGTAACCAATTAAGTTACGTGGTTAATAAACTAAGAGATAATCCAGATACTAGGCATGCTGCTATAAGTATATACGATGCTAAAGAGCATCCGCAATATGGTAATGACACACCGTGTACTTATGCTATACAGTTTTCGATTATAGACAAAAAGCTTTGTATGTCTGTCTATATGCGTTCTAATGACATCTGGTACGGTTTCTGTAATGATCAGTATCAATTTGCATCATTGCAACAGATGGTTGCAGATATGTTACATATCGAGACGGGTTGGTATTACCACCACGCACACAATATGCACTTATATAAAAATAAACTATAAAAATATGTATTATTTATACCACATACCAGGTAAAAAAATAGGGGTTACACGTAATCTTAATAAAAGAGTTACCCTTATGCAAGGCTATAAGGAGGGTGAGTATGAAGTTCTTGAGCAGTCAGAAGATATAGATTATGTATCTAACCGCGAAATAGAGCTTCAACAGTCTTATGGCTATAAGAAAGATAGAACACTTTATAAAAATCTATTCAAATTAAATATGAAAATTAATCCAACAGAACAAACAAGTACATTTCCAGTTCCAGTTAATAAGTTAAAAGGACATCTTATGGATAACATAGGATTAAAATGGAAAACACCACAAGGTTATGATTTTGAAATAACAAAAGATAATGTACCTTGGATAATCAAAAACGCAATTACCTCGATGTATAATGACAATCGAAGCTATATTTACAACAAGGCTTTCTATGAAGCCTTTTTTAGTCCAAAAGATACAACCAACTCTACATATCCAGAGAAATTGTACTCTTATCAAGATCAGTTTGAGTTAATAAGAGAATGGGCTACTGATAAGGGAATATATAAATCAGGTGATGCTAGAACTCAGTATGTTAAACTTATGGAAGAGGCTGGTGAGCTTGCTCAAGCTATATTAAAAAACGACGAGCCTGAAGTAATTGATGCTATTGGCGACATGGTTGTTGTATTAACAAACCTAGCTAAATTAAGAGGCCATAATATAGAAGACTGTATAAGTAGCGCTTATGATGTTATAAAATCTAGGCAAGGTAAAATGATTAATGGAACATTTGTAAAGCAGACATTATAATGAGAATAAAAACAGAAGATAAGATAGTTCAGAAAGTACTAGCTAAAATGGATCAACGTAGTTTAATAGGTCAAAAAAAGTATGGCGCTACAATGATGCAAGAGATAGAGGGTCAAGAAAAAGATCTTGATAGGTTTTTAGTTGATGTTCAAGAAGAGTTAATGGATGCTTTATTATATATTGAAGCTGCAAGACGTTGTTTGACTGATGAGATAGAAGAGGTTATGATTAACCGAATGGATGTTATAGGTCAAAACGGTAACACTGGTAAACATTATGAAGAAAACTTATAAAAGAAAAAGCGGTAAACGTGGTCCAGTAAGAGCAAGGAAGGTATCGTACGACGGTATCGACTTTGCCTCAGGGCTTGAAAAGTATATGTATATTGCTTTGAGAAAAGCAAGAATAAAAACAAAGTACGAGGGAGAGACATTTGTTTTATTAAGTGGCTTTCATTTTGAAAACGAAGTTTATGAAAGGCAAGCAAACGGAAAAGGTGATTACAAAAACAGAGGATGCAAACGTATTCTACCTATAAAATACACACCTGATTTTATTGGTGATGATTTTATAATTGAAACAAAAGGTAGAGCAAATGAGTCATTTCCTATGCGATGGAAAATGTTTAAACTACTAGTATCTAGGCAGTTTCCTGGACATACATTATACAAACCACAAAACCAAAAAGAATGCGACGAGACAGTAAGGTTAATCCTTTCGAAGCAAAAAGGATAGCTAAACAAAAATACGCTGAGCGGCAAATTGACAAGTGGGTTAAATGGAGCTGGGAGGTAAAAGGTAGAGTAAGATCAACAGATATAGAACAATTACATAAAAGATACAATATAATATGCACATGAAAGATAACGAAAACGAAACAGGCTGGATAATGGAGTTTGGCTTATACCCAGGAGTACTACTAGGGTTTAGATCTTATGTAGAAGAAGATTTCTCAATACACGTATTTTACATACCATTTCTTGATATATCATTAAAGGTATTCAAGTAATGGGATTATTTGATGAGCGCGTAGCGTACAAGCCGTTTGAATATCCTGAGTATTACACAGAAGGGTGGTTAAAGCAAGCACAGGCATTTTGGTTACATACTGAAATATCAATGCAAAGCGATATAAAAGACTGGAACGAAAAACTTACAGAAAAAGAAAAACATCTTGTAGGAAATATTTTACTTGGGTTTGCTCAGACAGAATGTGCAGTGTCCGATTATTGGACTCAGAAAGTTGTTGGGTGGTTTCCTAAACATGAGATACAGCAAATGGCTATGATGTTTGGTTCGCAAGAAACAATACATGCAGTTGCTTATAGTTACTTAAATGAAACTTTAAAACTAGAAGACTATGAAGCGTTTTTACATGAACCTGCTACAGCAGATAGATTTGATAATCTCGTATCTTATTCTGGTAACAGTAGAGCTGGTATTGCTAAGTCTATTGCTGTATTTTCTGCATTTGCCGAAGGAGTTTCTTTATATTCTGCTTTTGCGGTACTTTATTCTTTTCAGCTTAGAAACCTGCTTAAAGGTATTGGGCAACAAATGAAATGGTCAGTAAGAGATGAATCTTTACATAGCAAAATGGGTTGTAAATTATTCAGACATATGTGTGAAGAAGACGATCAACTACTACATTTGTGCAGAGAGGATGTTATAAAAGCTGCTGAAACAATGGTTTCTTTAGAAACAAAGTACATTAACAAAATGTTTGAAATGGGTGATATAGAAGGTATATCAGCTAATGATCTAAAACATTTTATAAAAAAGAGAGCAAATGAAAAACTTGTTGAACTTGGTTACGTCGACTTGGGAAACTACTTCGCATATGACAATAAAGCGGCGAGTAATCTTGATTGGTTTTATCATCTTACCGGGGGCGTCACTCATACTGATTTCTTCGCTATTAGGCCAACTGATTATTCAAAGGCTAATGAAGGAGAAGACTTTGAAGATATCTGGTAATTTAAACATAACACAAAAAGAAATAGAAAAACAATTATATGAACGGACAGAAACAGAGTAGATTAGATAACTTAGAAAAACGTATGGCTGCGGCAACAAATGTTATTCAGCAAATAATAAATGAATGTTCTCATTTAAAAGATCTATCAATAGGTACATTAGAAACAGTTAAAAACATAGAAGGCTATGAACAAGCTATCGAAAAACTTAAAGAAAAAGTGGTTGCAGAATCTGGTAAGGCAGAAGAGGCTGACACCAGTGGAAAGACTTTCGAGTAGATTAGGATATATGGGGACTTCATTTATGATGATGAGTCCTCATTTACTACCCGATAAAGTTGGTATGATTACATATGTAATAGCAGGTGCAATATCAATACCTCAAGTATTTGTAGCTAAACAATGGAACTTAGTTGCAGTTAATTTAAACGTAGCAATAGCCTACATAATATTATATTTAACATAATGTGGAACAATGAATGGATCAAAGGAGAAGATTACCCTACGTGGGGTAATACGGACGTATACAAGAAGACTATATCCGGGGGATATTTATATCACGGAGAAACGCCTAGAGAAGCATACCAAAGAGTCGCTAAAACAGTTGCTCGTAGGTTATATAAGCCTGAAATGGCTGACAAGTTTTTTGAATACATCTGGAATGGCTGGCTTTGTTTGGCTAGCCCTGTGCTCAGTAACACTGGTACTGACCGCGGTCTTCCTATTAGTTGTTTTGGGATTGATGTAGCAGATTCAATACAAGATATAGGTAGTAAAAACTTAGAGATGATGCTACTCGCTAAGCACGGCGGTGGAGTTGGTATCGGTATAAATCAAATAAGACCCGCTGGCGCTAGAATAACAGGTAATGGAACATCAGACGGAGTCGTACCTTTCTGCAAGATATATGACTCAACAATTCTTGCAACTAATCAAGGGAGTGTCCGTCGTGGAGCTGCCTCAGTTAATATCAACATTGAACATGATGACTTCGAGGAGTGGCTTGAAATCAGGGAACCTAAAGGAGATGTTAACAGACAGTCGCTTAACCTACATCAGTGCGCAATTGTTGGTGACAAGTTTATGCGTAAGCTTGAACAAGGAGATAAGGGGGCAAGATCTAGATGGAGTAAACTTCTTAGAAAACGAAAAGCAACTGGAGAACCGTATATTATGTTTAAAGGGAATGTTAACAAAGCAAATCCAGAAGCATATAAAACAAACGGATTAAAAGTACATATGACTAACATATGTTCAGAAATAACTTTAACAACAGATGAAAATCACAGTTTTGTTTGCTGTTTATCATCATTAAATTTAGCAAAGTATGAAGAATGGAAAGACACAAACCTTATATACGACGCCATATGGTTTCTTGACGGCGTTATGGAGGAGTTTATTCAAAGAGCAAAAGGACTTAGAGGTTTTGAAAACGCCATTCGTTCTGCTCAAAAAGGACGAGCACTCGGTTTGGGTGTACTCGGATGGCACACGTATCTCCAGGAAAAGAGCGTTCCTTTTGAAGGTTTACTTGCTCAGTTTGAAACAAGGAAGATATTTAGCCAAATTAAAATCGAGAGTGAAAGAGCCTCTAGGGATCTTGCTGAAATTTATGGAGAACCTCTTTGGTGTATTGGCACGGGTATGCGTAACACTCATCTTAGGGCTATCGCTCCTACTGTCAGTAATAGTAAGCTTAGTGGTAATGTTAGTCCAGGTATTGAGCCGTGGGCAGCAAATGTTTTTACAGAGCAGAGTGCGAAGGGGACTTTCATTAGGAAGAACCCGACGTTAGTTAAATTATTAAGAAAGCTTAAAATAAACAATAATGAGACGTGGGATAAAATATTGGCTGACGGAGGTAGCATACAGGGTATCGATGCTTTGGATAATATTACTGTGGGCCACGACGTTCCAGTTAAAGAAGTTTTTAAAACTTTTAAAGAGATTAATCAATTAGAATTAGTTAATCAAGCTGGCTTACGCCAACAGTATATAGATCAGTCAGTTAGTTTAAACTTAGCTTTTCCATCTGAGGCTACACCTAAGTGGTTGAACAAAGTTCACTTTGATGCTTGGAAAAAAGGTGTTAAAACCTTATATTATACACGTACTGAATCTGTATTACGTGGAGATATAGCTCAACAAGCGATGAATGAAGATTGCTTGGCTTGCGATGGCTAAAGGCTAAAAGTCATAACTTTTTAGCACATACAATAACCAAATGCTATACACAATTAAAAAAGGGCTCTCGATATGAGGGCCCTTTTTATTATAGGAATTGCAGGTATGGTACGCCTGATAATCTTTATTCCTATTTTTTTACACAGTTATTAACCATTTTTATTTTACCGCTCTTAGTTTTTTTACCGCTAGGTGATTTCTTTTTTCCTACTGATTTATAGCCTTTCCAGCAAGTTGCTTTTTTGTACAATGGTGATTTCATATTGTCTTGTATTTAATTGTTCCGTTATCTCTATATGCTTTTAAACATCTTTTTCTATTTTCATCTGTAGAACAGTAACTTACATGGATCCAGTCTGGATTTTCATCATCTCCAAACTCCCATATAAGTTGGTCAAAGTCTAAATTTTCTTTTATATATTCAAACATTTCCGCGTTAGTTTTGTGACCATAAACATCATCTATGTCTACAGCTCTTCCCTCACAGTGTTGTGAATTAGAACTTCCACCTAAAACTTTATTTAACTCTACAGATCTAAAAAAAGAATTTATTTTTATAGGTCCACCAACCCACTTACGTAAAGGCTCAAATACTTTGTGAGCTAATACATACATGTTAGTTATCTGGTACTCATCAGGTATGTTCTCTATACCATTTCTTTTAGCAGTGAAAGAGTTAATACTTTCTTTCAAAGTTATGTGATCACTTATATTGCTCATTTATTTTATTAAGGTCTTTTTTACAAGTTTTTTACTAAATTTTCTTCTACTTCTATTTTTAGGTTTATCATCTTTCTTAATACCTAACTCCCAGTCTTGCCAACCTCCAAGCAAACTTATACGTTCCCAAGTTTCAAGATCTTGTGATGTAGCTGAAACAACGTTGTTAGCTTTTTTAATAGCTCTATCAAGAGGTATATTTGTAAGAGCTGAAACAACATTAGCACCAGCTAGGAAAGCAGGGTTCTCTAAGCTTAAACCTTTTTTCCTCATTTCTTCTTTGTTCCAGTCATAAGATCTACCCGCTTGTTGCAACCTAGATAACTTTGCTGATACAGGAGGAGATATCTTAGCTACTTCAAGAGCTATGTTTTTAAGTTGAGGCCTGTCTTTCTCAAGTTCTTTTGCTATTTTAATAAGCGTGTTCTTACCGACAGTAACAATAGCTCCACCAATACCAGTACCTCTAAGTATTGAATCTAACATACCGTTAGCTATATTTAAGTACTTCTCCTCTTTTTTCTCATCTTCAGGTTCTTCATCGCTAAAAGCAAGAGCAAATAAAGCCTGTTGCAAGGCGTTAAATATAAGGTTTTGAGCTACTCCGTAATAAATTATCTTAGATATATTTTCTTTACGATCTCCTCGGCCATTCTTAAGATCACTAGCAGCTTTTTTTATGATTCTAGCATACTGAGCTGGTGTATTAGCAAAAGCCAATACAGTACGTCCTAATGGACTTGCTTGCTGCATAGATATTCTATCAGCTCTAGAAGACTGTTGTGACTCTTCAGCTGTTTCTCTAAAATCTTCAAAAGCTTTCTTTTCTGCTTGCTTATCAGTTAGTCCTTGCTTCTTATAAGTATCTATTCTATTTCTATAAAAAGTAGATCCACCAGAAGCAATTGCAAAGCTATCAGCTATTTGTGTAGGTAAAAAACCTAATTCTAACAACTTACTTATAGCTCCTCTAACACCACCTTTTTTAGCCATATCAGCAATATCTGCTTCATTTACGTTAATACGTAAACCTCCACGTCTTTCTCTTAGGAAGTCAGAGTTCATCAACGTCATAAAGTCCGCCCAATATTGCTTTTGATTAGCAAACGCTTTAGCAGCTGCAAACAAATTATTATCCTTAAAGTTTATAAAGTTTATAGCTGATATTGTTTGTAATACCGCTGATCTAGTGTTAAAGAACATTATAGCACCAACACTACCAGTTAACCAATCAGTAAACCTACCCGTTAAGTTGTCTCCTGGGAAATTTCTATTTCTACCGGTCTTCATCCTCTCTAACATGTTTGTTAATGCTTTTCTGTAGTTTAACCCATATATAGCTTGCAACTTGTTTAAATTGTCTTCACTGAATATAGCGTCTACATTTGATTGCCATGTTTTTAGGTACTTAGCTCTCTTAGTGGTGTTTAATCCTTCGAGTATATCCGTAGTTATAGTTCCAGCAGGCCAACCTTCTTTTGGTTTTGCATAACCATCACCTAACTGCATATTTATTAATTGATCAGCAAATGTCTGTAAATTAGCATCATCCGCTACAAACTTATTTAATTTATTAACATCTCTTTTACTGATACCAGGAATATCCATTTTTTGCTTATTCCATATATATACCCTAACAGCTTGCTCTTTAGTGTAGTCTGTTCCTTCTATCTTTTTAGCTAAATCTTTAGGTACTACATCTAATTGTTTTTTAAGTTGATTGTAAGTATTTGTTAGGTACACTCTAGCTTTACTTAGTTTATTCATAGCTTCAGCGTATGGATCTATTAAGTTAGCCTTGTACCAAGCCATTTGAGCATCACCAACTTTACCTTTACCAAGAGTAGGGTATAACAACCCAACAAAATCCTCTGCTGATGGAGGTATAAAGAAATTAAATCTACCTTTGCTAGAGCCTTTTGTTATAGCTTCAACAATACCGTATTTCTTCTTACTAGGTATGCCTGACTTATTTTCTAGTATATTATTAAAATCTTTACTTAGATTTATTTTTTCAGCTTTACTAAATTTACCTAATGCTACATCCTTGTTAGTTTCTGCGAAATCAGTTAGAGATTGTAGCTTTATGCCAGCATTGTTTAATTTATTAGCTGCTTCATATCTAGTAGGAAAACCGTTTTCTGCAGGGTACTTAATTTTAACATCATATTTAGTTTTAGACACGTCACCTTCTTTAGGTCCATTCTGCTTAAAAAGTTTATTTACTTTTGCATCGTTTTCTTCAGGTATAATAGCAACATCAAAGTGCTTCATTATATTGTCAAACTCTGTCAACAAGTCATTGTTATTTTTGCTTTTGTATATAGCTCTCATCAACTCTACTATAGTATCTGAAGCTGTTTGAGTATGCTCGTATACATAGTCAGAGTCTTTTAAACCTTCCTTATACATTATCCATTTAGGTATAGCTGCCGTTCTAACTAAACCGTCAGTATTACTATTTAGCATAGTCAAAAACATTGGCACAGTAGTTAAGTCGTTTGGATTTTCATCAACAAACTTTTTTAAGCTTACCACAATTCTTTTTAAACCATTTCTTTGATCTTGAGCTGTTAGAACTCTATCTTCTAGTGTTTCAATAAACTTACCAGAGTTTAAACCTATAGTTGATTGATTTTTTAATGTAGCTAGTTTTATTGTTTTCTTTTGACCTGAAGAATCTGTAAAAGTAATAGATCTAGCATTTTTAATATGCTTTATGGTTTTTAAGCCTTTACTTCTTCTATATTTATTATATTCTTTAAAGAAGTCAGACCTACCTTGAAATATTATATTCCTAGTGTTTTTAGAGTTATTGATGAAAACTTTTTTACCTTTTACTGTTTTAAAATCGTAATTATATCCTTTAGTAGCTAGAGGTAGTAGATATTTCACAAACTCTTCCTCGTTAAAATCACCAAACTCTGAATCTCCTAGTATAGAAAAAACATCTTGTTTTAATTTTTTAACTATTTTTTTATCATTAAAATCTATTTTAGCATCTTTACCTGTTATAGCTAAAAAGCTTTTGTCAGCTTTACTAAGCATCATATCAGATTTACCAGCAGCTGTATCAGCTTGTTCTTGCTTATCAGTCAACTTAGATCTACCTGTTATGTTTATGACATTAGCTATATAACTCTTAGCGAAACCTGTTAAAGTAGTACCGTACTTAGTTCTATTATCTGCAGATATTTTCTCATTAGGTACACCAGCCTCTGTAACACCTACGCTATTTTGAATTTGTTTTATAGCTTCATTAGAGACTCTACCTTTGAACTCTGACTTTAATTCGTAAACTTGGCCTTGACTTGTTTGACCTAAACTTCTACCTTTTGGGCTAGAAATACCAGGTATAGCTCTGTTAACTGGTTGGTAAAACTGCTTAATAAATTTATTTGATAAACCTATAGATTTACCTTTAACATCTTTAGATACGTCGATAATCTCACCTTGCTCACCAACAATAGCTTCGCTAGTAGCTACATTATAGGGAGGCATAGTTTTAATAAGCTTTCTAACGTTATCAGGACTAACAAATAGTCTTTGAAGAGATTTTGCTTCAACATCTGTCAACGTTGCTTTACCTTGTATTTTCTTACCAGGCACATCAAACAACTCCATAGAAACAGGTTCTATGAATTTATCTGCTAATTGTTTATAAGTAGGCCTTTCTCCATCTTCAATCTCTACTATGCTAGATATTTCATTAACTTTATCTTTAGCTGGACCAAACTTTCTTACATCTATTTGATCTAACACAATATCTTCACCCGCAGATGTTGTTTCGTTTGAAGATTCCGTCGTGAAAGATCCTACTTCTTTTTTTATGTTTTTGTCACTGGATAAGCTTTCAGAACCTTTTAGTTTACCTTTTAAAGATCTTTCTAGTATATTACCATACCTAATAGGTAGGTTTTGATTCATGTAAGCACCAAAAGGAACCTCCTTACCATCTACATTAGCTTTGTATGAGTTTATAAGTGCAGATAACTCTTCACTAAAACCTAAGAAGAATTCCTCGTAACCAACTTTTAAGTTGTCGTCTATGGGTAGGTTTCTACTAGTAGCAGCTGCTTTTTTAGCTAACTCAGTAACTGCACCAATATTATTCTTACCTAACTTGTCAACTATAGCTTTTTTAACGTCAGGATCTTTTATGTCAGAGATTCTATTAGCGCCTAGCGCTGTCATTTCTTTAACGATGTCTTCATTAACTGAAGCTATTTTTTTATTCTTTTCAGAGACTTCAGGGCTTTTAAATACTTTTGTAGTAGCTTCTTTAACTATTTTGTCTACAGATTCAGTTTCTTTTATAGCTTCTACTTTAACTTCTTTTACAGCAGGTGCTTTATCGGCTTGCTTCAGTTTAAGCTCTAATTCATCACGCTTTTGTTCAAATTGATATTCATCAATATCTCCATCAAAGTAGCTATCTTCTAGTTTTTCAAGATCGTTTTGAATATCTTCTGATAAAGATGTCTTAACCTCTTCCTTCTCAGGTGCTTGGAAAGTAACACCTTTAGAAACATCTGCTTGAAAATTCTTAACAAGATTAAAAACATCGTCAGAGTTTTCTAGCTTCAACATCCATGACATATCGCCAAACGTAGATCTAATAGTATTATTTAAAAACTTCTTGAAAGAAGGAGCTGATTCTAAGTCTGATCTGTTTATAGCACCCAGAGATATAGCGTTGTTCATTTGAGCTATAAATTCCTCAGCATTAAAGTCTTTACCATCTCTATAAAGATCAAATCTTTTCTTTAAACCATTGTAGTCTTTTTCGGATATAATACCAAGTTCTTTTTTCTCTTTCAACACCTTTTCAGCCTCTAAAACAGCGTTTTTAGCTGTAGAGTCAAATTTTATACCTTTCTGAGCTACACTTAAGTGGAATAATTCTTCCAGTGGAGCAACAGCAGCATACTGAGCACTTGTTTTGGTAGGTGCTAAAGCTATATTTCTATCTATTACAGGTTGATTTACTATTATATCCTTTCCAAACTGCTTAGCATTAAAGTCTCCGTCTTCAATTTCTTTTTTAAATTTATTAAATTCTTTTTCAGATAATTTTTCTTTATACTTAGCTAGTTGTTCATCTAAGTTTTCATACTTTATACTACCATCTTCTTGTATATCACCTTTTATAGATATAAAATCACCATCACCCATTTGAGTCATAGTAAGATCACTGTAGAAATCATTAACGCCATAATAGAAAGCAGCCTCAGAGTTTCTAGCCGCATCACCTAAAGCTTCATTTATATTCGCAGCTTTCTTAGTGTTTGATCTTTGTTTAGCGTCTAGAAGTTCTTGCCTAGCAGTGGTTAAGCTAGAGTACTCATTTTCTAGTTGTTTTTTAACACGTTTGTTTTCAGCTTCTCCTAAGTCACCTAAACCACCTAACTGGGCAAACTTACCGTTAACTTGCCTCATTTGCCTGTTAATATCAGCAACCTCTTCTATTTGATCAGCGGTCATGTACCTTAACTTATGTAAGCTAATTGCATCACTAAGTGCTAATTCTTTTAATATTTCTTTTTTTCTAGCTCTAAGTTGTTTTGAGTTTTCTGGCGTTGTTGACTCGTTTAACTCTATAAGTTCACTAGCTAGTTTTTGGTTATCAAATATTTCACTTTTAGTTCTAAATTCACTTTTAACAATGTTTAGTATATTACCACCTGTTTTAGGAGCCATAATACCAAAACTACTAACCATAGTGTTAGCTACAAAGTCTTTATCTACACCTTCAAACATAGACTTGTTTTCGTCTAGTACTAGTATATCCAAAGCATTGTGAGATATTTCCGTAGCAGCTTCTTCTAATGTTTCTCCAATTAAATTTTTAGGTAGAGACTTTAAACCTGATAAAGTTTTACCTATTAAATTAGCACTAAACCTAACAGGTTGTTTGTATAACTCTTTTTTAGCCGCATTGATACCTATTTGTTTTGCTAAACCTTTAGCTGGCTCTAACATTTTTAATGTACCTATGCTCTCAAGGTAAGTAGCTGTAGCACCTGCCCCGAAAGATGTGAATGCTTTTTGAAGCAAACTATAGTCCTCTACTTCTTCAAGCTCTTTAATTCTATCGTATATCTTAGTTTTATCTCCTATGCTCTCAGTGTTATCTAGCTTAGAGTATAAAAATTTTATCTCTTGTTCTCTAGATGCTTCATCAGTCTGCAGCTCTCCATATTTACCACCTGTTTCAGCCACAAAGAAAGTTCCTTGAACAGTTCTTTTACCAGCCAACCATAAAGCTTTTTGTTTTTGTAAAGCTTCTTTTACTCCTTTACCAGTTTTAATAGCTTTAGAAACACCAGCAGCTCCCTTTATACCAAGACCTCCAGGTGCAAAAGTAGTTAATATAATGGGTGAACTATCTTGAAGAGATATAGATGTCCAATCCCATACAGATAAACCGTTTTTTCCTATATCATCTATTGATGGTGCCGTAGGTATATTTTCTCTTTTAGAAGCCATACCTAAGTTGTAGTTTTTATTATTTTTCTGTATAGTCTCTATTAATGAATCTACTTTCATAGAGTTTTCAGGACTAGTTAAAAAAGAAAGAGGAGTGTAAAATTCACCTATCTTTCTAGCTCCTTTTAAATATAGTTCAGCATACAAGTCTATAAAGTTTCTACCAGATTGTACAAAGAACTCATCAAACGCTCTACCAACTCTAGCACTCATTGAATAATCTTTTTTTAGATTTTTTTCAAATAAATCAGACTCTACTAAAGCCTCCCTAGAGTCATTAAGCATTTTAGAATAATCTTTCTGTTGAGAGTTTACTAGCTTAGCTTGCGAGTTTAAAAACACAGGTAAATTGTTAAAGCCTTTTTCCTCCCACTGTTGTATTTTAGAGTTATAAGTTTGTATTAACTCGTTGTATTGATCCGCTTGCTCTTGACTAGCGCCAGCAGAGTAGAATTTAAATCTATCTATTTGAGTTTTAATATCTTCAACTTCTTCTCTTAGCGGTAATGCTTGAGACTCCCACTCTTTTTTAGCTTTCTCATAACTTTTATAGTTTTGATCTATGCTTTCTTTTTGCTCTTTAATTAAAAACTTTTGAGCTTCTAAACTCTCTGCTCCACTAGCGAACTTCGGACTAGCTACCATGTACTCTTGTACATCTTCTGAAACATTAAACAAACTGTTGCTATACACTTTGTCTTTAGTATTCATTTCAGCTTCGTTATAAATATCTTCTAACTGAGCCTCGTTCTGTACGTCTAAAGGTTTTATTTTTTTTGTTTCTAAATAACCTAAGTATTGATCATACTTTTTACCTAAAGTTTGTTTCAAGTATTTAGTATAGCTTTCATCTGACTCAAAAGTGGGTTCAAAAGACATAATTGGCCCCATCATTCCACCCATGTTTTTACTTACAGATGTTCTGTCTTTCCTACTCTTTACAGGTCCAAAGTAATTGTCAGCTTGAGCAGTTATTATATCTTGCTCTGGTATGTTATCAACTCTACCTTGTATTTCTTCAGTAGCCGTAACCGCTTGAGCTTTAAAGGTATCTATCTTATCTTGCTCTCTTTTCTTTCTAGCTGCTATTCTTTTTTCACTAGCTGATAGGGGTTTTTTTGGCTCAGGATCTTCTGATACCAAAGAAGTATCTACCTGCTTTAACTCCGTATTCTCGGATGCTTGCCCCGGATTTTTCGATGTTACAGTTGCATCCTTTTCCACAACATCTTTTGGCTTTTTTACTGGATCTACAGTTTCCTCTAACTTTTTAATACTATACTTTTTCAAGTAACTATCAAGAGACATGTTAGATTGCTCAGCTGCTGAAGTTACTTGCTCCAATGAGTATTGTTCACCTTCTAATTCAAACATAATTATTATTCTTTTGTTATTGGTAGATTACCTGTTTTTATCAACGTGTTTGGTCTAAATAATATTTCTTTACCGTCAATTAAAGCTTGTGCATCTTTAGGTTTAACACCACCAGCTATTAATAATATCTTTTTTATTTTTTCATGGCTATCTCCTGGTTTTATTTCTAGCTTACCTACTTTTATTTTTGAAGGCTTTTTATCTTCATCTGTAGCATACATAGGCACCACCTCTATACCTTCTTCATTAGCTAGGCTTTCAACTGATTCAAAAGTTAAGTTATCAGGTGTAAACCTACCGTCAAGGTATTCTACCATTTTTTTATAATCAGCTCTTTTTATAGCACCCTCTGTTACTTTCTCAGGATCTTTTACTTTAGCTTTTTTGCTACCAATATTACTAAATAAAATTTCATCACCTTCATTAACTGTAGACGCAGGATTAAAAGCTTTCAAACGCTCAACATCTTCTGGAGTAGCTGCTCTACTACTGTATTTTTCTTCAAATTTCTTACTAATAGAATCATCTATTAATGAGTTTTTTATATAGTTTATTCTACCTTCAGGTGTAGGGTATTGTTTGTTGAACTCTTTAATAGTTGTACCGCTTTTACCTAACGCAAAGGTAAGGAAAGCTTGTTTCGATTCATCATCACCCTGCTCTATTGCACTAGCTTTACCTAGCATGATAGTGTTTAAACTCTCATTTTCCCTTATAGCCTTAATATCTATTAATTCTTCTTTATCTTCGTAACCACCTTCAGCTATTTCAATTTGCCCAGTAAGTTTTTGGTTTATTGTACCTTTTTTATCCTCTATCCCTGCTTCTTGGTAAACATTAGAGTAATCTGGTAAGTCATGTATATCTACTATAAATTCACCATCCCACTCGTTCGCATCTCTCTTGAATGAAAACTTATAGTACTCTTTACCGCTTTCAACAACTTTCTCCATTCCCTTCTCCTGCTCTGGAGTTAGTTGACGTGAAAAAGTACCACCCTCTTTAAACTGGTCTAAAGGAACTAAAGTGGTAGCTTCTAAAAAGTTTTCACCATTTTCACCTTTTATTAATCTTCTAGACTCTTTAACGTCAGGATTAATCATTTTTTCCGTGTCTACAGCATAGTATGCTAGTTGGTTTTGTAGTCTTTCAAGGTTATTATTACCCTTGAACGACCAGCCACCAGGTGCAGCTAATAATTCATGTGACTTAGACTTTACATTATCTATACCGGATATAACTTTACCAAAACCATCAACAGCTTGAGCTTGGTACATTTTAGCACTGTCAACTATTTTGTTGTATTTTTCTTTTTCAATAACACTTAGATTACTATTTAAAGACAACTGTACTTGAGCATCAATAGCACCCATTTCCTTCCCATCACCGTTTAAGTCAATCATTGTTTGCTTCTTAAACTGCTCAGCTAAATTACCATCTTTCTTTTTAAGCGCGATGTAGCTATCTCTGAAATCACTCATGTAAGATTCTCTAGTAGCTGTTGTTAGCTTTTGCATTGCGGCGGCGTCTTTAGCGGCTTGAGCGGCTTGAGCTTGACCAGCTTTTTTCTTTGCATCACCAATACTCAATATTCCCTGTGCAACTTGCTGACCGAAATTAGCAATTGCTTTACCCCAAACGTCTGTAGATCTATCTACGATTATAGGTGGATTTCTATAACTCATGTTTTATTTATTTATTAATTATTAGGAAGGAAAAATTGAATAACCTCCAGACGCAGCTGCTCCTTCTGCTGATATTAAACTACTACCTATACTTCCAATAGCTGAAAAACCTCCAGCTATAGCACTTGCTTTCGCTTGATTGGCTTGAGCTCGCTGCGCCTGCGCTTGTGATATCGCGCCAGCGGCTCGATCTAAATCAGCGTTTGTTCTGTTTTCTTGAGCACCAAACTCAAATTGTTTTCCAGCGGCATCAGCAGCTTGCACTCTTTGACCTTCGGATATAGCAATGCTTTGTAAGCGTTGTTGCTCTGACATTTTTTGAGACTGAAGCTGTTGTTCGCCTTGAGCTCTTAATTTTTCGTTTTGAGCTTCTTGAGCTTCTATACTGGCTGCTACTCCTTTTTTAGATGACAAAGCAGCTTGAGCTAAAGCTGTTGCGCCACCAGCACTTGCTCCGGTTGCTCTAATAGTGTCGAGTGTATTAGCTAAAGCTATATCGGCTTGTTCTATTTGTATTTCAGCAGCTTGCGTTGCAACACCTAAGCTAGCGAAAGGATTTGATAGTTGATCTGAAAGATCAGTAGCTAGGCCAGATAAATCAGTTGTTGACTCGTATGGGTTTATAATTGTCTGTCTACTTCTCTTTAGTCGATTTAATTCTGCTTGAGCAGCTCTCTGTGCATTTCCAGCCCTCCTTGCCTCTTTAGAAGCTGCGCTAGCTCCGACCGCTGCTCCGATACCTGATATTAATGCGCCTCCCGCCGCTAATGCTGTTACTAATCCCATATTATATTGTTTTTACTATTTCATAAGACGGATCAGAATCAGCTGTCCACCCTAATTTTTTATGTGTTTCTATCAAATGTTTATTTCTACCTATACTGAACATGTACTTTTTACCAGATTCTTTACATACGTTTTCTGCTGTAGCTATTAACAGCTCTATGGCTTTTTTACGATCTCCATCTCTGTAATCTGGATTTGAAACGATCCATTCAAGTAACACAGCATCGGAATTTGTAAAATAAAGGAAACCAGCTACAATTGGCTGATTATCTTTTTCAACCATCAAGCCACCTGTACCATTGTTTGGTAGAAAGCTTTTAGGTGGATTCTGCCATTTAGGCCATTGTTCCCACCAATAACAAAGAGTTTCCCAGTCGCTATCAGTAAGTTTACGTACATTTAATTTCATTTAATTTAATTTAATATGATGACTCCACATACTCAGTGGAAACAGCAAATAGTTCTTTTTTACCAACTAAGTTGTTGTCAACACTCATTTTAATGGTAGCAAAGAAACCTTTAATACCTGAGCTAGATTGACCCCATGTAACCTCACCTGCTCTAGACACGCTGTTATTTATAAGGTTAGCAAAGTACTTACCTTCTTTAACTTTGAAATTGTTACGTAGTAATTGATTTTCTAAAGCTTGTAAGTTCGATGCCTCTGTAAGTATATTTATAGACCTAGATATAGGTAATGCACTGTCTGACGAAGTAGCCATTGAATCCATTTCCCAGTCTATACTACCTTCGTAGTTTACTGTTTTAAAGTTTTTAACTAATGATTGATTAGCATTAAACACAAAATCTACAGATGATGGATATGTTGTGCCGTAAAATACTCCTCTTCTAAGTTGACTATCAAAAGTGTAATGTTGCCAGATCTTACCGTTCTTAGTAGAATAAAACGCTGTATTCAAGCTAAACATGAAACCAGGCTCAAAACTCAAGAAACTTGTCCAACCATTCACGCTTTCGTCAAAATTTAAGGTTTTATAACCCTGGTTTCCTCCGTTAGTCTTTTGTATTGATACTATATAGTTTTTGTTATGTATATCCCAAGATCCAATAACATCGTCTGATGAATTTAAAGTACCTAGGTTGTCTCTAAAGAAATCTTGCATACCATAAGACGATATCTCTGTTAAACCATCCATAGATAATCTTAAAACAGCGTTTCTCTTTCTATCTGTAAAGTATTTTCTATATCCGTAAACAGCGAAAGATTCTGGGTTATCACTTATACCGTACTTACCAGCGTAAGGTACTATCTCACCAATGACTTGAGATGAGGATGTTATAGCTCTATTTCCTTCTGCAGAGTATATAGCGTCTTTATCTATTAAAGCTCTACTTACCTTATCTTCTTGTAATAGTATTAGGTTAGAATCTTCAGCATAAAGTTTTTGTATTGATCCATTTGCAGGGTCTGCTGATCTTGTTATATCTTCACCTACTGAAAATACGTTGGTTCTATTAACACCAGTTCTAGAATTAAATACACCAGAGTATATTATAGAATTAAACCTATGTTGTTGTTGATTATCCTCTTCAACTAAGTAAGCTTTTACTCCAAAATCTACAGAAGTATTATTATAACCACCTCGTATTCTAGCTTCTTCAATGTACCAGTCTTCGTTTGGACTCGCTGTGCTAGAAGCGTAAGCGCCTGGAACTAAGTTTTCTACAACTGCATTACCAGCGTCAACTATTGACTTCATCTTCTTTATCCAGAAAGAGTTAAAATATTTTACTTCTAAAGTTGCTGACATAGTTTTATTATCACTTATTTTATTAACATATTACATTAATAGTCTTGATTGTAGTACACTCTATACCTAAGGCCTTGGTAAGTACCGCTAGTAGAGCAAGGCTCTCTTTTAAGTGAACCATTACCTGAACCTTGAAAAGGATCAATGAAACCTACCCTAGTTCTACCGGTGTTTGGGTCATCTACTACACTTTCAAATCTAGAAGCGTATTGAAGAGCTATGTCAGACCCGTTAGCGGTGGAAGAATCAGGTATGTAATCATAAGCAGTAAGATAAACTGATGTAGCGCCAGGACGTGTACCAGTAGTTAAAGACGTATCTGAGAAAAGTTGCTCTATAACATGCGAGTAAGGAGTTCTAGCGTAACCGGTTTGATTTAAAACAAAAGCACAAGCAGTTGAAAGACCACTAGAAGAACCACTCGCTGCTGAATACTGAAAATAATCAGCGTCTCTACCAGTACCACTTATTAAATTGGTACTTTTAACTGGAACACATGTAGGGTAGTTAGCATCACTAGCGTTTATCCAGCAATCAGTTACACCTGTACCTATTCTATAACCTCTACACTCTATAAAGTATTCTCCTTTCTGTGTTAAAGCTATAGGTATGTGTATTTGAGAATTTGTACCAAGACTAATATTTGTACAAGAAAATCTACTACTACCATCAGCTATCCAACCAGCACCTACACCAATAGTACCGTTGTTTGAATTTAAATCAACAGCATTAGTACTTACAACACCTTGCGTGCTCCAAGTGCTACCACTGTTAGCTCTCTTCCATATTCTCCATCTAAATAAAGCTTTACAATTAACGCCACTAGTTTTCCTAGCTTGAACCATCAAATCAAACAATACCGTACCAGATTGTAAACCATCTGAGGATAGACTTTGAACATTAGTTGAAGTCTGTGTAAATCCAGGTGGTACCCCGCCTGAAGCTGAACCAAATCTCCAACCAAATGAAGATTCAGTTTGTGAAAATACTTGACCTCTTTGCCCACCGGTGGTAGCACTTATTTGACAACTAGTTGATAAGTTACAAGCAGCAGGTACAACCCTTATAGGTTGATCGTATATTATACTTGTCAATGTTCCAGTGGTTTCAACACCTTGAGAAGTATATCCTCCGTTTGTTTGATAACTATCTAGAGCATCTTTTACTTTTAATTGACACTCGTAATAACCTTCAAGCGCTAGAGTTCCCCAAGAAATATCTCCTAGTTGTGAGTTTATTAAAATAGTAGAAAAAGGCATTCCAAAAGCAGTTAAAGGAGGAGGAGTAGATTCCAGGAACACACCTGTTTGTTGCCCGAAGTTGCTTATACTAAGAGATCCATTAGCTGGTAGCCCAACATTACCAATTGAAAAACTAGCGTTAGGATCGAGAGCTTCGTAAAGCGTTGTAGTAAGTAACGGTAAAACTTGCGCTGACGGCGTTAGAGTTGGTGGAGTTGTGGACGAAAGAAAAGGCTCTACGTTAGTTAATGAACCTGTAAAAGGTATAGAAATTACATTGCTATCAACATCCACAATACTTATAGAAAAATAATAAGTATCTGTAGTTGCAAAGAATTTAGAAAAGTAGGTGAAGTAGTTATTCTTTATTTTAATTCTATAAGACCCAAAATTAGGGTCACCTACAGTCTGATTGAGTTCTGCTTCGAAGAAGTTTAAATTATTTGCTGGGCTATTATTATCAGTAACTGTTAAGCTACTAAGTGTAGTATTTGTCAACGAAGCTCCCTCTGGTGAAAGTGGATAGAACGCATCTGTAATGTAAGGAGAGTCTGAAGCCCCTGTAGTAGTTCCAGAGCCATTAGGGTTTTGATTCTCTTTAAATAAAAACCCAACAGGTGTAATACCTATAGGAGCGTTTGAACCAGTTAATATATCTTCGTTTAAGTCAGATATTAAACCAGTAGTAGTTGTTTCCCAGAATATATCTAATAAAGAGTTTACTGGTTCTGTTTCGTATACCGCTAAAAAAGGCAACATAGTCCCTGCTGTAACACCTATGGATTGAGATAAAGTAGATATTCTAGCTATTAAAGGATTTGTATCTAATTGATAAAAATTATCAACAGATGCTACCTCAGCGTAGTCCATATTTAAATCAGTAGCTGTAGCTATAGTCGATGCTGTATCGGTAGAAGAGCCTGGAAAATACTGTATATTAGACGTCGCGGAATTATTTTGAACTCTACCAAACAATTGTACAGAGCTTCTATACTGTTTTTGATCTGGACCAACTTCAGATAAATCTCTAGGTATTTTATTTATGTTATCGTTTAATAAAACAACATGCGCTGTTAAACCATCTTCGCTAGGAGGATAAGGGGAAGTACCACTATGATTTGGGTAACCATCCAGTATTCCAGGTAAGTAACAGTTGTAGTATTCTTGTTCTGTTTGTTTTACAACAACTTTATAAGAGTACCAACCAACTTGGTTTATCGTGTAAGCAAATTTTATGTCATTACTCAGATTATCTTTATTTAAGTAATTGCTACTTATAGCGCCATCTGCACCAACTGTGTAAGTTCCAGCGTTGATAGATATAGATGTAACTTTTACGTAGTCTCTATATTCTCCCCTCAAATAATCTCCAATCCTAGGAACACTAGCGTTGTCTGGGTTTGAAGAGTCTAAAGTAAAATTTAATTCGTTTTGAGAACTAGTAGTAAAAGAAGCGGAGTTGATAGAAAAACCTATACCAGAAGAAGAAGTGTCTTGGTATTGTATAGCGTAAAGACCAGCTTGACTTATACTGTTAGTATCGTTAACACCGTTTGATATCTTGTTTTGTACAACAACTTTTATAGCATCACCAAACCAGTTTTTAATTTCTGGTTGATTAGATCCATCATAATACTGGTTGTAAATAGTCGATCCACCTTTAAATTCACTAGTTCCAGTATCTATACCTGTCAAGTCTACTGGAGATAATATAACAGGAGTTTGTCTACCAAATTTATCACACAAAATAAAACCAACTTGATAGTTTCTATTCTGTTTTAATGTATGGTTAGGGTATTCTACCCAAGAATCAAAATTTACAGTTTCTTTCGCAAAAGAACCAACATAATAGTCAATTGAATTGGGTGAGGAATATCTGTCGTAGAAATTACCATACATAACTCTATTACCTGAAGTCTCTTGAGCTAAAGCCCTAATAGGTACTTTATCGTATACTCTAGTTGTTTCAAACTCAGGTAGTGTTTTATATGGTTTCCTTGACTGATATTGGTAAGAATATACGTTTGTTTGTAAATCTGATGACAATATAGTGTTAACAGGTAGTGTTTCTAAAACCTTTACAGATAAAGCATCAGACTCTTTATATAGAACATCTAAATGCGTTATCTTGTATTGAGTGTCTAGGTTTGTGCCTTTAGAAGGTAGAGGTATCAATAACTCCATGTTATTCATTTCGTTCTCCATAAACTCCAATATAGTAGATCTATACGAAGCGTCTTCGTCACCTTCTCTAAAGTAACCCTTCTTTTTAGGTACATAAGCTATTTGAGTAAAAGGAGCCATTAAAGAATGTTCTCCGTCGTCAAACTTAAATCTATAAGAAAATCTAACATACCTAGCCTCTAATAGATCAGGATCACCTGGCCACCCAAGTGCAGGATCTTCTTTGGTCATTGTTGATTTTAAAAAAGTAATAGTAGCATTATCACTAATAGTAGCATTGTAGGGAACAAGAACTGTAGTAGCGCCAACTTGAGTAGATAGGGTAACAGTGTTACTTGTCTTACTATCAACGGTGACGAAGTTTGAGCCATTTATAGCGGTTGTACCACTTACGTTTTTAGCTACAACTATCATTCCAATCTCTACATCTTCAGTGTTTTCAACATTTATGGTAGAACTACCAGCTACAGCTGCTGTTGTTTTTTTAGCAACTCTTTTCAACAAACTTATAGCTTCATATGGATTGTACTTAGCTACAGACACCGTGTCTTCAGTGTTGTAGTAGCTAGAATCGTTAGTAGCTGAACTTATATTTATCTTTCTAGGTTGGTTTCTATTATCTGTAAAAAAAAGTAAATCCTCTATTAAGTTAACACCTAAAACCTTATTAGTAATTGAGAAGTTTAAAAAATCTCCGCTAACTATTATAGAATAATTTGGATTATCTTGGTCATATATACATATATGTGACTGGTAGTTTCCAGCTAGTGGAAAATCAGTAGATGGGCTGTATGTGTTAGCAACTGATAAATAAGTTGGACTAGAGGGATTAGGATCTTTATAATTTGTTACGAAAGTTATTATATTATTATTAGTGCTATCAGAAAAATAACCTATAATTTTACAAGTACTATCATAACCCGTTGGTAAGTTTTCAGTTACAGTTGAGTTACCTATAATGTTCTCTAAAGCGCCAACATCCGCATCTTCTGATTTACCTACAGAAATATTTTGAGCGTCACGGTATTCACCATTAGGTATAAGCCTATCGTCTAAGTCTTTATTCATCTTAGACTTTAGGAAAGTATTTTTAATCTCAGCCATTTAATTTATGATTTTATCCATTTAGATTTACCTCGCATAACTTGAACAAATTCGCTTAGTTTAATATTAGATAATCTTATCTTAGCATTTCTTAGTTTAGCGCTTTTTTCTTGACGCAGTCTCTGAACTAAATATTCAGGTTGATTTATTCTAGTAGAAACTATAGCGTGTAGTATATAAGCATATATAGCTTCCTCTGCCATCTTAGGGACTCTAGTGTCTAGATCATAAGCTAAACCATCAGAAATGTACTCTAAAATGATTAAGCGATCAACTAAGTCGTTTGAGAAAGAAAAGGTATTCTCTCTTTCGTTTATAGTGAACCAACCGTTAACTTGACTGACCTCAGGTTGTATACCGTAAAACCCACTTTGCCAAGCAAAGCCTTGACCAAAGCCTCCACCATATATATCAGCCCAAACAGGTGACCCATCTTCTAATTGGTTATTAATAACACCGATACCATTGGTGTCCCATCTTTGTTCTGTTATAGAAGTTCCCTGTATATTTTCTCCAGTACCGTCTTGAACTGGTATACCATTGTCGTCTTGTAGAGGTATAGCTGTTGGGTTACTAGTTAATGTGGTTGGGTATATAATATGCTTTATACCAGAGCGATCTATCCAGGACATGTTAACATAATTAACATAGTCTTGAGGCATAGCAATACTAAGGCTAGGTGGTATAGTTAGTTCTTGTGACTTAACACTTTTCAATGTATCATAGCTAAACTCTTGCATAGCTCTTTTAGCAAAAAAGACAACGTCTGTTCTCTTTACATCAGACACTAATTTACCAGCTCCAACGTAAGCAACCATGAAATTACTTACCACGTCGTTTAGCTTGGTGTAAGAGTAAGATCCCCAGTTTTCCTCAACAGTATTACCATAAGCATCTCTATTTCCATACTCACCACCAGTCTGTGATTTTAATTGAACAGCTACAGCTGTATTTAAAGCTAGACCTGTAGCAAATGTTATCTTGTTATCAGCTATACTGTAACTAGCAGTATATTCTGTGTATACTTGTTGCCCAGGTGCAGCAGTGTATAATTTATAGTTATTTGTAGCGTAATCAGGATCTGTAGGATTATAACCGCCAAAAACTAAGTTAGTGTCAAATGTTGTTGGTCCAAACACTGTCTGGTTAGCAGTAGACAAAAAACTTTGTGCTCCCGCATAGTACTGACGATTGTTTTCGGTTATCAAACCTCCATTAGGTGTAGACATAGTTTATTAGCTTTTTTGATTTATTTGTTCTGCTTGTATTTGCTGAGAAGTAAGATTTACTAAATTGTAATCCTTAACTACAACGCCAGCATATAGTAATATTTTTATGATAACCTCAGGCTGCTCTGATACGTCTAACTCAAAGTCTTGAGAACCAGTGGCTATATATTGATAATAGTTTTGTCCAGATGGGATTTCAAAATTCCAAATAACATCAGCTGGTTTTTTAACGTACGATACGTTAATATTAGATATTATATCGTTAGGCTTTAAATAAATCTTATTATCCTCGTATAAGTATAACGGGTATTGCTCAGTGGGTTTAGTTAAAGGTGACTGGTTAACATATAGAAGATCATTTCTTTGAATTAACTGAGCTTCTATTTCATCTTTATAAACAACAGTACCTAATCTATATAGGTCTGATGGTAGTGTGAAGTGATCTGTTTGATATGATGCTGTAGCGTACTTTTTAAATATAGCTATTTTTTCATCAATATTTTTTATACGATCAGCGTATTCGCTATCGTTATCTGGCACTCTAAGTTGTTGGTTTAAACTCTCAAAGTAATTTTCAAAAGTTTCAAGCTGAACTTGAGTAGCTGTCTTATTGAACTCATCAGGTGTCATATAACCTCGTTGTTCTTTATTTAATATTAATAAGACTGTTTTATAAACCGTGTCTACACTTATTGCCATTTGTTAGTTTTTTTTATTATAATACAGAGAAGACCGCCGAAGCGATCTTCTATATATTAGTATTACATGTTATAGAAACTTTTTCTCTATAGATTTAAAAATTTGCAACCCTTCATCTGTCTTAAAGAAAGCCGCCATAGCTGAGTATGGATGCTCGTCGAAAGGTACTGTCATAAGTTTCTTACCATTAGAAGCCCAAACAAATGTTCTTTGGTCTGCAGACAGCTTGATTATAGCTGCTTCTGTTGCTTTAATAGCAAAGTTTCTTAACTGTACGTTTTCATCGTTGGCTAGATCGATAAATAAATCTGGATTTCTTTTAGCGAACATCATCAGATCTCTTTTAATTTCTCTACTAGTCATTTTAGATACTTCAGATCCTACCTCTACTCTCAATATAGCTTCTGCTTGATCGATGTCCATAGACTTAGCAGCGTTTAAAGCTTCAATCTCCATTTCTAAATAAACTAGATCATCATTAGCTTTTTCAACTTTACTAAACTCGTAATATTTACCGTTTAAAGCTGGGTGGTATATAGATAATAGTTTCTGTAAATTCTGTTTTTGTTTAGGTACAAATAAAGTACCATTTTTAAACATAACATGCCCAAGTGTTGATTCACCTTTTTGCTCTTCTACGAGTGGTGAATTTTGATTTGTAGCATATCTTAATTCTTTTTGTTCTCCAGTTTCTTCGTCAAACCACAATAAAGGAAATCTAGCAGAATGCCTAGACGGTAGTGTTAACGTTAGTGGAGTAAATGAACCTTTTAAAATATAGGTTCTATCTTTTATTTCCCAACTAGGTTTAGCTGGTTCTACTTTTACTTTTTTTGGTGTAATTGGTTGAGGTGCAACCTCGGTTTTAGTTACTGCTGTTTTAGCTTGATTTGCCATGATATAATAAAATTTAATAATTTAATAAAAGTAATGATTACCCCCGTTTAATTAACGAGGGTAAAAATTACAGTAATTTACCCTTGTGTTAGTCAGTGAACAATACGAAGTTGTTCGCAGCTTGTACACATAAACATCTTTCAGAAAGGAAGTGTACTTCCATTGCGTCAAGATCAGAAGTATAAGCTCCTCCAACAGATCCAGTTAACCAAGACTTCATACGTCTGTCATCACTTTGAGATGCTCTATAACGTACGTGCAAGAATGGACGTCTGATGTTAGTTCCTAAGATTTGATCATAAACAGTAGAAGTTCCAGCCGGTACCAAGATACCCTCAATTCCTGATTCCGCAACAGCTCCACGAGTAGATGCATCGTTCAAGTATTTCCAGTCAGTCTTATAGAAGTCGTAAGAACCTCTTCTGAATCCTGAGAAACCTAAGTTTAATGCCATGTCTTCTGAATTTTCAAATAATCCATAAGCAACACCACCATTTGGTCCAGCAGATACTCCACCTAACATGTTGTCAATAGTTAAAGAAAGTTGACGATTAACAAATAACATATTCTCTTCGATAGCTCCTTGAGTATCTAAGTTTTTAAGAATTTGGTCAAACTCAGTTAAGACTCCAGCAGCAGGTGCGAATCCAGCAAAGATGTTACCTCTTTGTTTTACAGCAGCAAATAAACCTTCAGTTCCTTTGTACTTAGTATCACCAGCAATTCCAGCAACACCAGATCCAGCAGCAGCTAAAGTTCCTTCAACTACAGACATTTCCAAGTAGTCCTCAAAACGTAGTCTAGTTTCAGACTCAGCTTTTAGATACCACAAATACCCTCCAGTTCCATCTTCAGTAGCAACTTCTACCCATCCAATCTGAGCAGCGTCAGATCCAGAGATAGCGTATTTATCTTTAATGATGATAGGTGAGTTAGAATACTGAGTGAACGAAGGAGTGATTGATTTGATGTCAGCATCTCCAGTTCCTTTCTTATACTCAGATCCGTATACAAAGATCTTAAGCCCAGCGTCTAATACGTTAAACGTAGCATCAAGATCAGCTCCGGTATAAGTAGCAACTGTAAGAGTAGCTAAAGTAGCAGAAGTGTCAACGCTGTCTGTTACTAAAGCAGTTACTTCAAGCCCATTAGAAGGATCCATAATAACGATAGTATCGTTTTTAGAGATTACATTTCCTACAAAGTTATCTCCATTAGCAGCATTTAGTGCAAATGTTAAAGTAGTAGCAGTTGCAATAGTTACATCGTTGTAAGCAATATGTAATCTGTTTTGCTCAGACCATACTACTTGATCAGAAGTCATAGGCATTTCAGCACCTACCATACGTAAGAATCCAGATAATGTTCTGTTTCCGTAACGCTCTACTTCTTGTTCATAAATTTCAGGTAGATATTGTTGTGCAAAATCGTTTCCTGATCCGTCTGTAAAACTTAAATAGTTGTCAGACAGTAATTGTTGTTTTTGACTCGGTTTAATTGAACCGAATGTGTTGTTTAATGCCATTTTTAAATGATTTTAAATGTTAAATTTTAATTTTTTTAATCTTTAATTTAGATGAACTAAGATTGCTTTCGCCTAATACTTTTACCTTGATACCATCTTTGAAGCCTGTTTGAGGCGATTGCCTTAAGGTTTGACTTGGATTTTTTGAGCTATCTATAACTTGTTTGACAGCGTCAGCTTTTCCTTGTTCGTAAAAATGATTAGCAATAGTATCGACATTAGCAGCAGCGTACATAGCTTTGTGGTAACCCGCTGGGTCTTTAACACTACCATCACTATTAAGGAACTTCCCTACGATGTTACTAATGTTTGACTGGGTTTCTGCAACTTTACTAGGATCCTTCACGCCATACCTGAATTTCTTTTCTCCTAAATTGAAATCAAAACCTTTGAAATCTTGTGAGAATAGTTTTTTAGTTTGGTTTTTGAATGACTCGTGTTGTTGCTCGGCTTTGCTTTGCTCTTCGTTATATCTATTGAAAAAGTCAGTAGCTTTCTTTTGCTCTTGAGTTACGCCCGGTCTCAACTTGATCTCGTCGTAGTATTTACTCTTTGTTTGCTCTAGAAAGTTTTTGGCTTTTGCAACTTCTTCTTTAAACGCAAGTTTCTTCTTGCGGATGTCTCTCTCCTCGTCTATATCTTCATCGTATGAAAAATCTTCAAGTAGTAGACTCACATCCTCACTATCTAAGTAAGGCTTTGTTTTTTTATAATATTCTTTTAGTAATGTATCGTTGTCGATATTAGAGTAATCAGCGTTTAATCTAACGTAGTCATTAATTGTACCGCCAGTTTCTTCCATGAAAGCAACTAGCTTTTCAATGTTTTCTGGTAACTTAGCACCTGTTTCTTCGTTGTTAGTTAAAGCGTTATCAAATTGCTCTTCTAAAACCTCAACCTCATCTTGTGCGATTTCATCAGTAACCTCTTGTATAATTGGCGTGTCTTCTTGAACAACCTCTTGCTCTTGTTTAACTTCTTGCTCGACAACCTCTTCAACAACTTGTTCCACTTGACTCTCTTCAGCGTCAATTACTACTTTAGTAACTTCTGGCTCTTCGTTGCTTTTAGATAAATCTACTTTTATAGGTTTATCTTGTGTTTTACCTAGATTTTTAGGTTTAATTTTTTTACCTTTTAAGGAGAAATCTCCCTCTTGTTTTTCTTGTGACATAATATAATATAATTAAATAATTGAAAATTTGCTTTTATTTGAAGCTGTTTACTACAAACCGAAACCGTTTAAGTCATCAAAACCTGATGATTCAAAATCCTTAGGTAGCTCATCGTTTTGTCTTTGAGCTATCATTTTTGATTGCTGTGTAGCTTGTATTCTTGTTCTCTCGTCTTTACGATCTTCTATTTCAGCTTCTTTACTTTTCTCAGCGTCTAGTTTTATTTTAGCTAACTGAAACTGATATTTAAATTCTTCAGCCATAAGCTCTCTTTTTATTTGAGCTTCAGTTTGCATTCTTTGTATTTCAAACTGTGATTTAGCTTGCTCTACACTTACTTTCTCCTGGGTGAGTGCTTGTTGTTTTTGTACTTCAGCCATCGCAGCTTTCTCTGCTGCTTGAGCATTTGCTTGTGCTTGAGCTTGAATATTAGCTTGTTGCTCAGCCATCTTTAATTGATGACGTTTTTTCTTTTTAAGCTTTAACAATTGGTTAGCCATTTTTAAATTTCTAACCTGTCTTATATCTATAACATCGTCAAGATCTATACCTTGAGTTTGTAACGCTATTTGTAAGTTCTGTTCTAGTTTAGCTTTTTCTTCTTCATCAGGTTCCAACTCTAAGTATATACCAAAATCGTGTAGATTTAAATTTTCAATTTCTTTAAGTGTTTGAAAGTTATAGTTAGATATACTTTGCTTTAATGAGTTAGCTGTTAATGGATATGATAGGGAATCTGCAATTTTTAAAGATATATTTTCACATACTCTTAAAGTTAAAAATAACTGAGCCTGCATCAAGTGTCTAGTTGCTGTATTGGAAGCATTTACAGCCATTTTCTGTAAACCTAACAATGAGTCTTTGTCTGGAGTAGAAGCGTCTCTTGCTTCATTTAAACCAGTTACATCTCTTATCATTTGTAAATAATACTGATAAGTACCTATTAAACTTTGTATTTTAGATTGTCCCGAGGACGACGCTAATTCCTGAATAGGTATTTTACCAGCGTTTAAAGATCCGTCTTGCGTAAGTGATCTACCCACAACAGATCCTGTTTGGAAATACATGTTTAATGCTTCTGCTGGATTATACGTTGTACCGTTACCTAAATCAACCTCGGCTAAACCGTCCATATCTAAGAATACACCATCTGGTACTATTCTAGACATTACTTGCTGAAGTTTTAAGTGAGTCAATTGAATCATATCAGCAAAACCAGTTATTCTACTTACTACAGACTCTATTCTTCCTTTGTATACTCTGGGAGCACATATAGAGTAATTCATTTCTACTTTTGTGGTATCAGCGTAAGGTCTAGACATATTTTCTGCTAGCTTCCACTCTAACATATGGTTGTTACCTAAAATCTTAGCACCAGTGTATAAAACTTCTATACTTCTGCTTACTCTTTCAAAGTTATCATTAGATGGTGGATTAAAACTATCTGTTTTTTCTATAGCTTTTTCCAAGCCACTATCTGTAGTTTTTATCTTGAACACTTGGTTCATATATGTCTTATATTCAAAATACATGACTTGCACAGTGTTGGAATCGTAATTACCCCAACCTGTTATGTATTGAGAGTTACCAGGCATTTTCTGTATAGAATCTAGCTCTTCTTCAGTTATATGTGGAAACTGCTTCTTTAATTCAGATATAGTTATAGATTTTACTTCACCAACATAGTATATGTCTTCAAAGTTAGGATCTTCAGTGTACGAGTAAACCATATAAGCTGGGTCAACGTAGTCTATAGTTACCCCATTAGAAGGGTTAAAACCTGTTTTAACCGCGGCTATACCCAAAACAGTTAGATCGTAATTTAATCTACGTCTAGTTAGATTATATTTATTTCTAGCTAAAGTGTTGTTTATAACTTCTTCTTCAGCAACTTCAACACCTTGCTTATAGGAGAGTTGCATATGTAATTCTAACTCTTCAAGATTAGAAGGTAATTCATCTTGGTTTAATTTAGATCTTGAAAAATCTACCCCAGTATTTTCTTTAGCTTGCTGTATTAAATCTTGAGCAACCATATCAGCCGCTATTTCATTAGCATGGTCTGTTCTTTTCTTTTGACTTTCAGGATCTTGCGCATAAGCAACTATATCGTATTCTTTATTAGACATTCCATTAACAACAATGTCTACGAACTTAGGTATAACTGGTACAGGCTTCCAGTCTAAATTTAAGTAAGATAAATCACCATTTATTGATAACTCGTCTTTGTACTTCGCTATAGATTGTTCACCTCTAGCATACAACCTAAGTTGATGGTAGTTGCTGTAGCTTTGAGCGTATCTGTTACCAGAACGACCTTCTTGAAACCACTCTCCCTCGATAGCTCTAGCTACTTGAATACCATAATCTAAGCTTGCTTTTACTTCATCGCTAACTACTTGGCTAGGGAAAGAGCTATTACCATTGGTGTATACTTTCATTTATCTTATAATTTTTGACGATGTTCCTTTATTATCGTATCGTTTTATGCCTAAATCTATATTTTTACGCTCTCTTCTCGCTACAGGTGTGTATCTATTCTTGTTACAAGCCATTATAGCTAGACCTGAACTTATGGAGGCATCGTGCTTTGTTCTATTGTTTATGTTGAATTTAGCCCAGTCTTCCAGCGTTCTTTGAAAATACATATTACCATAACCATTAGGTGTGTTACCTACGTTTTCCTCTATGTATGTTTCTATAGCTGCTGCATGCGACTGTTTCATATCTTCACTGGAGTTAGGTACTCCACCTATCTCTCTTTCAGTTACAGACAATTTATTATATATTTTATCTGGTCTATTCATTGAAAAACCTCTATAACCTCTTCTTTTAAAATGATATAATAATCTAGGTTTGTTATTTTCTGCTAATATAGGCATACCGTAAAATATGCACGCCATTAATACATCTTCAAAAAATATCTCAGCAGTCTGAGGTCTAGCTATATATTCTAAAAAAAATAAATTAGGTGGTACGTTTTCCATAGAAAACTTTGTTAAACCATGTAGAGATCCGTTAGAACCTCTCTTATCGACAGTACCTGATATATCATAACTATCACAGCCAAAAGCTCCGCAGTGGTCATTACCAGGGTATTTAATACCGTTTTTTATTATTACTCTATTCTGTAGGTTAACAGGTGGAACCCATGATATTCTAAACCTTCCATCTCTATTTGGATAGAATAATACCCTACTATCTTTTATTCCGTTTTCCCACATAAAACTACCCGTTGTTATCGTAGAAGTGTTATGCAGATCAGCGTTGTAGTCTATCTGTTGATATATTTTAGTTAGATTAAATAAAGATTCTTTAGCCTCGTCTCTAAAAGCGTGTTCCTCTGTTCGCGGGAACTGTCTATAGTATTCATTTAACCCGTCTTGATCATCTTTCAAACCATCAACTTCATTCTGCCAATGCTCTACAACTCCTTGACTTATAACATCACCTAGAGGATCTAAAACATTTTCCTTGGGTGTATCGAATACAGGTAATCCATAAGAATCAATGAATCCTTCGTAGTTCCATTCCATAGGAATGAACAAACTATATAGTCCCGAGCTAGTCTGACCGTTGCGGTTTCTTTTTGTTGCATCAGAATCATAATATAACTTTTTAAAATTCTCACCACCTTTATCTAAAGCGTTTGACGTACTACCCATCATACACTTACCTATAATTCTAGAACCTAGTCTTAAACACGTTTTTGTAACTCGCCAGTTATTTAATATATTGTTTGGCCTCTCCCATTTCCCACTTTCATCATGTACTAGTAGTTTTAGTTTTTCTCCATCGTACGCGTTATCACCGGTGTTTTTCCAATCGACGGTGGTATCAAGACCGTCAAGGGTCTCGGGCCTAACGGTTTTGGTGATGGACTTACGAGTAAGCTTTGATGCGGGGACCCTGTAGGCGAGTTCCGTCTTCGGCCTGTCCATACCGTCTTGTATTGGTTTGAAGAAGAAGGGATAGTTAACAGAAATGGGTACAACCTTATCTGTGAACATTTTCTTAGCATCGGCTCCAGATTTGGACAAAATCCCAAAGCGTGAGTCCGACGATATTGTAGCCATGTTAACCGTTTCCCCAGACGCCATGAATGAAAAGCCAGAACGTCTGTTCTTGAGATATGACATTCCATAACACCTGATGTCCGCTTTACAAGCTTCCCAGAATATGTAGAATAATCTGTTTGACTCCCTAAAGTCTGGCTGCCCAATATCAATTTTGGACCACTGCAGGTACATGTAATGAGTACCAGTAATATAAGAAGGCTTGTCTTTGTTAAAAAACCAAAAACCTTCTTCACGTCTCTTAAATTCTTTGTCAATATATTCATACCATTTTTCTTTAAATTGCGTAGGGTATTCATCCCAATCGAATACTGATTTTATTTTTGAAAGCTCTTTTGGGTACTCAGTATGCCTCCATCTATCTCCTTCAAATTTAACAACATCATATTCTTTTGGTAAAGCTATTTTAATGTTTTGTATTTCATATATTTCCCCTATTTTACCAGTTTTACTGATAACGATCATATCAAACTCCTTATCATAACCGTACATCCACTTGTTATATCTATTCTTTTTATTTATAACCTTAGGTTTGATATAATTAGGTAATACTTTATATAGTGATTGCTCGTACATTACTTAGATCTTCCTTCTGCAAACCCCTTGAAAGTCTTCTCCTTCTTTTCTATAGGTTTCTCATTAAGCATATTCTCTTCATCTTCGATGCGTTTTAATATCTCAAAAGCATCAAAAATAGCTAGTTTTTTTGTAGCTGCTGCGTTTTTTAATCTATCAGCAGATATATCGTCGTCAGAGTCTACAATAGCTTCTTTAGCTACTTTTATCAACTCTTCAACTGCTGTTTGCCCAGCTTGGATTATATTCCTCTTCGTCTCCTTTATATTCATATTTAATTACAATATCATTTGATTTCATACAATATAATCGTTCTCCATCAATTATAAATTCAAACTCACCGTAAGGCGTGTAGCCTACTAGGTCTCCAGGAACGATTTTAACAGCTTCTAAGGAACTATTACCATATTTTAGTATTCCTATAAGCTTTCTTTCTTTATCCAGCGTTAGATCATTACTATCTAGCAGTGGTTTTACAAAACATCTATCTTGAAAAGATTTCCAATGACCAGAGTTATTGTATAAATATATTTGATCAGGTGAACAAAAATATAGATCATCTATAAATTTAGACCTACTATCTTTTCTTTTGCCTCTAATATCAAAAAAACTTCTGAAAACATTATGATGTATAATAACTATATCACCATTTTTAATCGACGTGCTGTACGCGGATGGAGTAGAAACTACTACAGCTTTGTTACTAACGGCTTTAAAATCTTCAGTATTAGCATTAGTTATTAGGCTTTTGTCACCTACTTTAATTTCGTTATCGTATCTTTTGTTTATTGGTCTTACGATAAATTCAAATAAACTATTCATTAATACTCTAAGTCATATTCAACGGATATAGCCATGTTAGAATTAAATCTCTTCCATGGCATTATCTCGTCTTTCTTTTTAATATATATACTGTAAGAATTATCGTCTTCAGAGTACAATATAGCTGATATAGTATGACCTCCGTAAACTTGTTGACTTACAGCATAATGCATTGCATCATTTTTGTAATCAGAACCTATACTTATTTTTCTAATTACAGAGCTCATTAGTCATCTGATTTAACAACAGATAAGTCAGCTTCTTTTTCTTCTTCAATTAAAGTATAACTACCATCGCTCATATCAATAGTAACAGCGCCATACTCTTCTTCAAGTTCTTTTTTAGCAGCTTGTATTTCTTGAGAAACAGCTGCTTGAGCGTGTAGCGCTTCGTGCTTACGAACCTCAATAACTCCTATATCTGTTAATATAGATTGAAGTCTACTTTGCTGATCTTGAATTTTTTCTAATTGTTCTTTTTTAATTTTTGACATTTTGATTTAATTTAATTGATTATATTTCTACTTATTTTTATTATCACTTGATTTTTTATTTTTTTCCCAAGTACGGCCAACAAAGTAAGCGCCATACACTGTTATTAGTAACGATTGGAATATAGGTGTGTAAGATTCATCTACTTTAAAGTTACCTATATTACCATCTGCAAAAGATAAAACACTAAACACGAATGTTAGATATATCAAAACCATAGGTCTTATGTTTTTAGATAACCAACTATCACTATTCATATCAGCTTTCCAACGATCAGTAACTTGTGCTTGAGCCTCGCTGTCAGCTTTTTCTAATATTTCTTGTATTAGTCTTTGAGCCTCTAGTTTTTCTTCTTTAGTTGTTGTAAGCTTATCAATAACATTACCAACTTCTTTTATTACTCCGCCAGTAAGCCATTGGAATATTTTTTTCATTTCATTGATTCGTTTATAGCGTCAGCAATAGTTCTTTTGTCTTTTTTGCTTTTTGGCCCAGCAGAATAAGAAACTGAATTACCACTCTTATCTGTTAAAGTATATTTATTAAGTTTACCTTTTTTAGCTGTAACTTCATACTTGCCCTTAAACCTTTGCTTAATCTCCTGTAATCCAGGTATTTCACCTGCTTTAGCTTTTGGTTGTTTTTCTTTTGGGTTAGGGTCAATAGGCCCAGTCTTGTAAAAAGGTGTTTTACTTGGTTTTTTAATTTTTGCCATTTTTATTTTGTTTATGATTTTTTATACGCTTCTTTTTCCCAAGGCAAGTTTTTCGCCCCTTCATTCATTTTAGCTCTCGAGTATTTTTTACCTTTCCAATAAACGTTGTTATCGTCGTAATCTAAGTCACCACGCTTAATTTGGTCTATATGTATCATTTCGTGATCTATAACCTCTTTAGATTTAGCAGGGCTTAGATACTTGTTTATAAGTATTGTACCATTATTATTAGCCATACCTAAAACACCTTCCTCCATGTCAACTCTATATACAGGAGTGTTATCACACTTAAACGGTGGATTAAGTTTAAAAGCCATATTAATACTTTTTCTTACAACCTTTCTTTTGCAATGGAGAAGATGTTGCGCAATGCTTAGATACAAAAGATCCTTTCATTTTGGCTGGAGATTTTCCATAACCCATTTTAGCCGGTGATGTTTTTGCGTACATAATTATTTTGTTTTTACCATTTAACTTTATCAGCCCAATAAGCAGCTGACATTTTACCTTTTTTAATATTCTTAGCATGCCTAGCTTTAAAACTAGCTCTTCTAGCTTTTGACTTAGCGTCAGTTTTTTTACCAGCTGTACTAACTCCCTGTTGGCCGAATCTAATTATTTTCTCTTTACCACCTGAACAAGCTTTTACTACATGAGATTTAGTAGAGTGACTTGGTGTCTTTTTAGGCTTATTACAAGCCATTTTAGATTTATCTAGTTTTGCCATTGTCTTTTTTATTTAAGTTATACCATTTCTGAATAGTGTAACCAATAGACACAGCTAAAAGAGTTAATTTCAATATCACGTCTATGTTAGACATAGACACAGCTAATGCGCCAGCGTTTATCATATACAGTTTTATATCTCCTAGTGAACCCATGTTATCCTTTAGCTATTTGAGTTATTGGTCCCTTTATAGAATCACAACCGCAGTCAGCTAATTTTAATTTCATACCTTTAGCTCCACTACTGGATCCTTTACCGTGTGGTCTACCTAGTTGACTCAATGGTCCGTCCCAAATAGTGTTTTCACCAACAACGCCTCCCGCGTTTGAGCTTGCTTTTATATTTTTTTTTGCCATAATTTTTTATATTTTTATTCTTTATATCCTTCAGTTCTAGCTTTTATAACGTCTGCCTTAGTTATCTTCCCATCTTCTGTTTGATCTTTAAAATACATTGGAGTTTGAATTACACCAGCTTGGTTTTGTATAGATTTTTGTCTTTGCTCTACGCTACCAAAAATCTGTTGACCAGCGTTATTCACGGCTTGGTTAAACAATGGTTTAGCAAAACCCATTTGATTACCTGGCGTAGGTGTAGCATATGTTAGTTGTTGGTCTGGAATCTGTTGTCCAGTCATCGGGTCAACATACTTTGTAGGTGCGTTGCCAGTTGTAGCTTTTAAGTCTTGTTTGTAGTTTGGCATAGTTATCTTTTTTTATCGTTATTAACATTGTATATGGCTGTAGTTAAAACTTTATCTGTGTAACTATTACCGCTTATTATCTTATTTCTTCTTGAACTGGTTGGTATATCATCTTCACCTAGCATTATTCTGTATATTCTATTTATAAGTTGCTTTCCTTGGAAAGATACTTGATATATACTGTATAACTGTGTAGTTCTGTTTCTAGGTCTCCAAACCTTTATCCAGCCCGCTTTTAATAGCTTATTCCAGCGTCTATTGTCCCAACTGTAAGAGTAGGAGCCAGTTTTAAAGTCTTGCTTCGAAAAGTGCTCCATACAATCAAGGTATATCAAAAGCTCTAAATCAGCGTCATTTAGATTGTTGTTTTTACAGGCCCATTTGCGTATTATACGGTAATGTTTTAGCAAGTTCATATCTTTTATATCTCTTGCGTCTAGCCTTTTCATAAAACAACAACTATATCCTCTAGTTTAATGACGTGATAAAAATCTTTATCTATTTCTATTTTGTGACCGGCATGTCTATCGAAAAATATCTTATCATTTTCCTTAACGCCAACTACGTCACTTCCAATAGAAATTACACTAGCTTCTATATATCTAATATCTTCTCTATGTGATTCAGCAAGAAGTAGACCACCTTTAGTTTTAGTGGTCCCTTCTTTTGTTTTCTTTATAATTAAATTTCTACCTATTGCTTTCATCTCCAACTCTTAAATTATTAATTACACAATCTGTAGATAATATAGTAGTTGCTACTGAAGCTGCATTTCTTAAAGCGCTTTTAGTTACTAGCAGTGGATCTATAATACCAGCTCTAACCATATTCACATCCTTACCCGTAACAACATTTAATCCTCTATTTTTTTTATCAGGATAAACCAATTCTAAACCAGCATTGGAAAGAATAGTCTCATAAGGTGCTTTTATAGCTTGTAACAAAACTTCTTCACCTTTGCTTTTAGCTTTTATATATGTTGACGCGTTTAATAAAGCAATACCTCCACCTGGTATTATGCCTTCTTTGATGGCGGCTTTTGTAGCGCAGACAGCGTCTTCAACTCTATCTGTCTTTTCTTTAAGTTCAATGTCTGAATTCGCTCCAACCTTAACAACTGCAACCTTAGCAGATAAACGTGCAAGTCTAGTTTCAAGTCGTATAACGTTTGCAGGAAATTTTTCAGTTTCAAGTTGCTCTTTAATTTTCTTAATAAGCTCATTTACTTCTTCTGGCGTTTCTTTTATTTGTATTATAGTATCTTGTTCACCAGTAACACTTCTAACGCACTCACCTAATTTATCAACTGATATAAGATCCAAGTCATCTCCAAGATCTTCATTTATAACAGTAGCACCTGTTAACATAGATAGATCCGTTAAGGTGTCTTTCTTGTTAATACCAAAAGTAGGTGCGTTAATAACATTAACTTTTATGTTTCCTTTAACCTTATTCATTGCTAAAGCTGATAGAACTGGTTGGTCTATATCAGCAACAATAAGTAAAGACTTCGTGTTTTTAATAACATATTCTAACACAGATTGTATTTGCCTAATACTTTCTATAGGTGAATCAACTAACAGCACTAGAGGGTTTTCAAGCACAGCCTCTTTTGTTGATTTATTCGTTACAAAATTAGAATTTGTTAGTCCTTTCTCGTATTGTATTCCATCTACTACATCTACATAAGTTTCAGACTCACTTGTTGGCTCCATCATAACCACTCCGGTCTCTCCTACAGATCTAAAAGCGTCTCCAATGACTTTACCCAAGGTTGGATCATTGTTTGTTGATATAGTGGCCACAGAGTCAATCATATCACCTGTTACCTGTATAGAGTTTTTCTCTAAGTATTTTACAACTTTTTCAACAGCACTGTTGATGCCGTTTTTCAAGTCTCTATTATTGTAATCTTTATCAAGCTTGTAAGCTTGTTTAAGTATAGAATGAGCTAACACTGTAGCTGTGGTCGTTCCATCACCCGCTTCTTTAACAGTTTTTCTAGCTGCTTCTTTTAATAACGTGGCGCCCATGTTTTCTACGGGGTCTAGCAAGACTATAGAATCAGCTACGGTCACACCATCTTTAGTAATCACCGGTTTACCACCACCATCTTCTAAGATAACACATTTGCCGCTAGCTCCAAGAGTGGAGCTAACAGCTTTAGTTAGTTTTTCTATACCTTTAAATACTGTAACTTTAGCATCTTCTCCAAAGTTTAAGTTTTTAACAATTTTGTCTGACATAATTTAATTAAATTTGATTTGATTTGATATATTTATATCATCACTTGAAATAGTAGTTTTTTACCTAATTAAACCTCACAAGCTGGCTGTACAGGGTCTTGCCATGTAAAGTATAAGTCTTCATTAACTGGTGTAATTTGTGCCTGTATACTCGCGGCTATACTAGCTTGCATTTGATCTACATCTAAAGAATCTTCTAACCAACCAATAACTACAGCTTCAAAAGCTTCAGTGTCTTCGTAAGGCGTAAAAGGCTCTCCTGCTACATACGTGTAACTTTGTGTTCCAATGTTAGTTGATGAATAAGTAACTCCTCCAGATTCTTCTGAACCTATATACCTGTAATGTACTGTGTAAATTACGTTGTCTTCACCTTCAGATTGAATGTGAGCATTCATTGTTGGGATATCCCATTTGTAAGTAATTGCCATTTTTATTTATTTATTTATTTATAAATTTGTGTTAAATTGTCTTAGTTTCCATACATAGTTAGGATTAGTTCCTGTTCTTGATAATTGATATATGTAATTTTTATTTAAACTTGACCTAAATATACCACCCGTGGGTGTTCCTGAACTATTATAATCTGCAACCGCAACACCGTCCTTAAAAGCATATGTATAACCCGAACCCCCAATCATTATTATATCATCACCACTAACCGCGTTATCTAGTAAATTAGTAGTAGACAAAGCTATACCACTGGATATAGTGCTGGTAACATTAATATCTGTTCTAGATGATGCTGTGGATAAATCAAATGCCGTACTTAACGTCCAATAAGCCGTATACACATCTGTGTTGCCACCACCTGGCCCTTTGTATGAAGAATATAATGTAGTTCCTGCGGCATTGAATGCAAATCCACCATAATCGCTTGACGCGGGTACACTTAGACTACTATTAATTGTGTTACTTACAGTAGTTATATCCCAAGCTGTAGATAAACTATGTTCACGGATTACACCAGCTGAGCCATAGAACAGCTTAGTACCATTGCTAGAAAATGTTAATGAATCCGCAGCAAGACTAAAGTAAGCGGGTGATTTCGCAACATAAGCAATAGTAGAAGATATATCATTAGCTGTAGCTATTGATGCTTGTATTATTTTACCTTCAAGATGGTCTTTTATATAAAGCCTAGTACCTCCTTCATCTATAAAAATAGGAACCATAACAAAATCCGATCCGCCTAGAATATTAGATGATAAAGTTGCTGGTGAATTAGAATTTTCAGTAATATCACTTATTACCCAAGATCCTCCAGCGTCATAATTTCTAAATTGCAACAAATTGCTTTCATCTCCAGGCCCATAGTTAGAATCAAATTTACCTATTACAGCGTCGTTAAAACAATCAACTAGATCATCTGTAGTTGGATTTACTACGTCAACAACATTTTGTAGTGAAAAAGTACTTGTATTAGGTACACCCATTATTTTTCTAGTTTTTCTAATCTTGCTTCTAACTCAGCTATCTTAGCGATTAATAAATCTATATACTTAACTGATTTAAATCCCTCTGTGTCTGTCGTAACAAGCTCTGGATTGTTTTTTTCTAATTCTTGAGCTATAACTCCGTATCGTTTTTCGCCTGGACTTGATTTAATTTCAAAAGATTTAAACGCAACTTTTATTTCATTGTCCTTAATGTCTTTAACATTATCTTTAAATCGCTCATCAGAGGATAATTCAAAGTTTTTAGCTCTTACAACACCATTTGCTCCTAGCTTAGTTTGATTGGCCCAGTCCCAAGTTTCTCCACCATCAACGGTGGAAGGAGCAAATATATAACCATCATCGGAAGATATATGATGAACCCAAGACTTATAACCTGAATTTACTTTTATATAAATAGGCGTGGTGCTATTTGTTACAAGCATCCTACCACTATTAATAGTTAGTCTTTCAGCTGGACCTGTAGTATTTAGACCTAAATTACCTCCATTAATATAGCTATTACCAGCAGATCTTATCCTTGTTTGTAGAGAGTTATCTGATCTTCTTAGTAATATATCTCCACTTCCATTGTCAAACCATAATCCTGATGAAGCGGTTCCTGCACTATTAAAACCTATCAACCCCCAATCACTAGTTGCTGGAGCTTGAGATCTAACGGTGCCATTGACGTGTAATTTATCCCCAGGAGTAGTCGTTCCGATACCTACGTCACCTGCGGAATTCATTCTAAATTTAATGCTACCAGTACTATATATATCAAAAAATGAACTACCAGTGTTTGTAGCGTAAACCCCATCTCCTAACTCATCTGTGTCACCAATCTTAAATATACCTGTGCTTGAGTCTGCTGATAAAACTGGAACCCCACCGTCGCCTACAAATATTCCGTTACCAGCATTCACCTCTAATTTATAACCAGGACTAGTAGTCCCGATCCCGACGTTACCGCCTGAGGTGATACGCATTCTTTCTGAACCTGTTAAGGTAGTGTTGTTTGCTGCTGTGTAAAATATAACATTATTTACAGCATTTGCAGCGCTTATACCTCCACCTATAGAAA